CAATGAGAACATGATTATTTTGAAAGCGTTTTAAGATGAACAAACCAGATGTAAAAAACCGCATGTCGGAATTGATGGTCCTGATTGACAAGTCAATTGAACTGACTGATGACAGGAACGAGATGCTGATGCTAGCCTGCGCTATGCTACAGCGTACAAATGAAATTTTTAACAGCACATTAGGCGAAGAAGGTAGGAAACAAATGTTTAAGGATTATGTATGAAGATTGATTTAAATAAATATCAAGAGTTTGTAGAGGCTGTGACGAGTCAAGCAAGTAATGACTTGACTGCGTTCATGGATACATGCGACAGATTGGATGCTAACTATGAACTAGACGTAGCAGACAATCAAATGAAATATGGACCTGATGTTAACATCCCGTTACTAATCACAGCCTGTTTAGGATTAGCCGCAGAAAGTGGTGAATTTATTGAAGTGCCCAAGAAGATACTTTTTCAAGGAAAAGCACTAACCGAAGATGCTGTTTACCATATGAAACGGGAACTGGGTGATGTTATGTGGTATTGGATCAATGCATGTCGTGCATTGAATCTAGATCCCAATGAAGTGATTGCCGAGAATATTCGCAAGTTAGAGTCACGCTATCCCGGTGGACAGTTTGATGCATTTTATAGTGAAAATCGTAAAGAAGGAGATTTATAATGTCTAAGCCAGTTAAAAAGCTAAAGGTAGATTTGCCTAAACCAGTTAAAAAGTTAAAGGTAGTGCCGCCCAAGCCAGTTAAAAAGTTAAAAGTAGAGCCGCCCAAGTCAGTCAAAGTTAAAAAGTTAAAGGTAGATTTATCTACTATCAAATTCAAGAATCCTGAAAAAGTCACTGATGGCAGTAACGGCAGAATTCTTGAGAATGCAATGCGTGACCAAGGATTTCCGGTAGACCCGCATGCTACTGTCGATCTACCTGGAGTTAATAAATCTAGTCCCGGAATTGAAGTTAAAAGTAGGAGCAAAACTACTAGTTCCATGCACACTATTGGTACTATGACATATGCTGCCATCATCAATACCCCATGGAATGAAACTACCTTTAAAGAAAAACTTCAGCAACAATATAGAGTCACTTTATCAACGAATCCTTTTACTGGTGAAATTGATACTAGTGGGATGATGGTAGATTTTACTGATCCTGAAATTCAAAAATTGTTTGAAGAGGCGTATGAAAATTGTCGTTCCCAACTGATTGCACAAGGAGATATCATACCAAAGCAAACGATTACCGGAGGTCAATTTGGTGCGCTAGAACACAAAAACGGAAAAAGCTATGCTATGCGAATTCCAGATTCTGGTATGAAAAAAGCTATCAAACATGCTACTAGCACCTATAATCAATTGTTTAAATAGGTAGTCTGTTAAGTGTTACCTGATAAATAGTATTATTAGGTAACACTTATGTCAACATATCCAACCGCTTCTGTTCTTTCTACCCCGACTGGTTTAACACTAGACGAGTTAAAAGAGGCATTATTCAACAATATCAGGCTCCGTTTAGGCGACGGTATCATTGATTTGGAATTGGACCCTCAACATTACGAGGCAGCTTACAACTACGCTATCAAAGTCTATCGTCAAAGGGCACAAGCCGCTACAGAAGAATCTTACATTCTAATGACCATTGAGAAGAATGTAGATACTTACACATTGCCACAAGAATTCATCAATGTCCGTAGTATTTTCCGTAGAACTATCGGACTAGAGACTGGTCCTGGTGCCAGTTCATTTGACCCGTTCAGTAGTGCTATCTTAAACACATATCTTCTCAACTATAACTATGCAGGTGGCATGGCAACATATGACTTCTATGCAGGTTATGTTGAGTTAGCTGCACGTATGTTCGGTGGTTATGTAACTTACACGTTCAACCCAGTGTCCAAAGTATTGCGTATCGTGCGTGATCCTAAAGGATCAGGCGAGCGTGTGTTGATATGGGCCGACGTACAGAAACCAGAAGAAATATTACTACAGGATCCAGGTGCAGGCGTCTGGATTGGTGACTTTATCTTAGCTAATCTTAAACTAATCATCGGCGAGGCACGTGAGAAGTTTGGGACTATCGCTGGTCCAGGTGGCGGCACGACATTGAATGGTACTGCTATGAAAGCAGAAGGTAAGGCTGCGATGGAATTACTCATTGAAGAATTGAAGAAATATGTAGATTACAGCCAGCCATTGACATGGATACAAGGTTAACCTAAATACTTTATATTGTCTCACTCCTGTAATATAATAAGTATGTTACAGGAGTTTTCTTTTATGATTATTGGCATCACTGGTTTAATCGGTTCAGGTAAAGACACGATTGCAGATTATCTCACAACACATCATGGGTTCAAACGAGTTAGTTTTGCTGCTAGTCTCAAAGATGCAGTCGCAGCAGTCTTTGGTTGGGACCGAGAATATCTAGAGGGTACAACAAAAGCTAGCAGAGTGTGGCGTGAGCAAAAAGACGAGTGGTGGAGCAATCGTCTAGGAATGGATATCACCCCAAGATGGGTACTGCAATATTGGGGCACAGATGTATGCCGCAATCACTTTCATAATGATATCTGGGTTGCTAGCGTAGAACACAAACTGATAAATTCTAGTGAAGATACTGTGATCACCGACTGTAGGTTCGATAATGAGGTTGCTGCTATCAAAAACGCAGGTGGAATAGCACTACGAGTAAAACGTGGACCTGACCCTAAATGGTATGATGCTGCGGTTGCATATAATAGAGGACCAAATGGAAATAGTAGCTGGTCAGTAAGCAAAACTAAACTAGACAGACTAAAAATTCATGCTAGCGAGTACAGCAGCGTGGGATTAAATTATGACTATATCATAGAAAATAATGATACGATTGACGAGTTGCACAATAAAGTGGCAGAAATCGTCAGTAATCAATCTCTAAATCTCCCCGACGCCAAGTAATATCTTTCTTCTTGACTACTTCTACGCAGTTCAAACATATACTGCGTAGATTAGTATGTTCTATATGTTCTAAGTTACCGTCAACATGAAACACAGTTATCTGTGTAGCGAATAAACTCTTAAAGCCACATAAATCACATGTGGCTTTTTTCTTATAACCACTCTTAGTCCAATTGGCTTTGCGTGGTTTTAGTTTATTCTTTTTCCTACCGCATTCGTCACAACTACTACGATAGTAGGTTTTATCATTGCGGATATAGTTCACCGCAGAATAATTCTTGTTGCATGTTTTGCATATAGGTCTGTTTATGAGCATACACTATTTAGTACCTATACCTTTAAAGGTACGCTAATTGGCACTTTTTTTGATTTACTGCTAAATAATAGTATGCAATTAGGTTGTAAACCTCAAAATTTTACTAAAGGAAAAATAAAATGGCATTAACATCACCAGGCGTAGAAGTCACGATTATTGATCAGAGTCAATATCTCCCAGCCGCAACGAATTCCGTCCCGCTAGTAGTAATCGCTACCGCAGAAAATAAAGCAGACCCTGCAGGTGTAGCAGTAGCACCAGGTACTACAGCAGCAAACGCAGGTAAATTGTATCAAGTAACAAGTCAACGAGATTTGGTTGATTTATACGGTACACCTTTCTTCTATACAACTAGCAACGGAACACCGATACAAGGTTACGAGTTGAACGAATACGGTCTATTAGCAGCTTACTCAGTATTAGGTGCTACTAATCGTTGCTATGTACTACGTGCAGATATTGATCTAGCTAGCTTAGTGGGAAGCACTAGCCGCCCAACAAGTCCGGTAGCTAATAATTCTTTCTGGTTGAACACAGCTTCAACTAATTGGGGTATCTATCAATTCAATGCCACTACTGGAACTTTTGGTGCAAAACTTCCTATCGTTATAGTTGATGAGACTGACTTAGCAGACGGTGCTCCATTAGATACTATCGGTAATATAGGTGATTATGCTGTGGTAGCTGTACAACCTACTGTCAATGTGTATGGAACATATACAACCAATTCTGGAACATACTTTTATAAAGGATCCGGTAATTATTGGGTGCAATTGGGTAGTAGAACATGGTTGGCTGATTGGCCTACAGTTCAAGGAACTATCTCAAATCCAACTTTGACCGCAGGTGAAACATTTGACATAGAAGTTAATAATCAGTTTACCGTGACAGTAGAAGTACCAGTAAGTCCAAATAATACTGTAACAGGTGTAGCTAATTATATCAATAATCTAGGATTTCAATTCATTCAGGCTGCGAATGTTTCTGGAAAATTAAACCTATATTCAATAGATGCTACTGCTTCAACTAATAGTTTTTATATATCACTAACCACTACAGATGGTGTACTAGACGATTTAGGTATCCTAGAAGGTGATTACTATCAACCACAAATGTATTATGGTACATCTGCACAGATGCCATTGTGGACTAGCAGTCAATCAGAGCCACACCCAACAGGGTCTGTGTGGATCAAAGTTGGTGCTAGTGGAGTAGGATTGAAACCATACATGCAACAATACAATTCAGCGAGTGCTTCTTGGTTGACTAAGAATGTCTCGCTAGCTGCATCTGATTGGACTGCAACATATGCCATCGATCCAACAGGCGGACAAGCGGTACCGGCGAACACGATATACGCTCAGTATGGCTATAATGAACAAAATACATTATCTGATATTTATTTATGGAGAAGGATAGCACTTGGTGCTACTGTAGTTACTGGTACGAACACCAATCCTACATTTAGTACTACCGCTACTATAACGGTGCAAGTCAGTATACCAAACAGTAATTCATTGAGCAATGATTATACTGTAAGTATCGTCAGTGGTGATACTGCTAGTGATTTCGTAGTTGCATGGCAAGCTGCTAATATACCTTATACAACAATATCGATTGCTAGCACCGGCGCACTACAGATAACACATACTGAAGGTGGCGAGATCATCATGGATGATATCAGTAATACAGCTGGTACTGGATATGGTAAAACTACAGGATTAATCGCAGAAGCTGGTTTCTTATCTGGAACCGTACTTGGTTCTAAATTAGGTCCATTATCAGAACGCACATTCAATGTGGCTCAAACTAGCACTACTTCAGCATTAGGTACGGGTGCATATATCAATGTGACACCTTCTAGCACATACTATAGTATAGTGGGTAGTGGAGTGGGTACTAGCGGAGGAACTAATTATGTAGTCGGCGACACAATTACTGTTACTGGTAATTATCTAGGTGGTGCGACTGGTACGAACGATATCGTATGTAGAGTAGCAAGCATAAATGGTGGTACTGGAGCGATCACTTCATTGAGTTTAGTCTCGGGTACCGCTGCTAAGAATTACTATTCTCAACTGAGCAATTGGGTGGGATTTACTTATACTGCATCTAGCATAGCACCTACAACTATTCCAGTTAATGGTACTAATTGGTATTATAGCACAGTAGATGATATCGATATCATGGTACAATCTGGTGGTCAATGGAATGGTTATAGAAATATAAATTACGATAGCACTGGTTTCCCGACACCAATTGGTTCTAACACTACAGATCCAAATGGTCCTATCGTTGCTGCGACTGCGCCAACTACGCAGAGTGATGGTACAGCTTTAGTATATGGTGACTTGTGGATCGATACTAGTAATCTAGAATTGTTCCCCCTAATCAATCGCTGGGAAATGGTAAGTGGATTAGATCAGTGGGTCACATTAGATAATTCTAATCAAACAAGTAGTACTGGTGTATTATTCCAAGATGCACGTTGGAGTAGTTCTGGTTCTATCAGTCCAGTGACCGATCCTATCCCAACAATACAAAGTATGTTGGATAGTGATTACATCGATCTAGATGCTCCGGATCCAGCACTATACCCAACAGGTATGTTGTTGTTTAACACACGCCGTTCAGGTTACAATGTGAAACAATTCACGACTAGCTTATTCACACAAGCTAACTATCCTGATGCAGGTGTATATGATCCAATGGATCCTGCTAACGTAGATAATCTACCACAATATAGTTACACCTGGGTTACTGTGAGTGGTCTACAAGCTAACGGCGCACCATATATGGGTCGCCAAGCACAACGTCAGATGGTAGTGAAAGCATTGCGTTCAGTTATAGATACTAATACTGATATCCGTGATGAAGATAACTTCTTCAACCTGATGGCTACACCTTACTATCCAGAACTACAACCTAACATGGTAGTACTTAATACTGAGCGCGGCGAGACAGGATATATCATCGGTGATACACCAATGAGACTGCCAGCGAATGCCACAGCTATTCAAGCTTGGGCGACTAACGCAGCAGGTGCAGTAACTACAGGTGAAGAAGGATGTGTCACACGTAATACTTACTTAGGATTATTCTATCCAAGTGGATTGACAAGTGACTTATCAGGTAACATCGTTGCAGTTCCACCAAGTCACATGATATTGCGTACTTTCTTACGTAACGATCAGGTAGCTTATCCTTGGTTTGCTCCAGCAGGAACACGCCGTGGTAACATCATCAATGCTACTAATATCGGATACTTAGATGCACAGACCAATGAATTCATCACTACTAAGACAAATGTTGGTATCCGTGATGTGTTGTATATCAACTTCATCAATCCAGCAGTATTCTTTACTGGTGTTGGATTATTGAATTATGGTAATAAGACAAGTTACAATAGTCAAAGTGCGTTAGATAGGATAAATGTTGCCCGTCTAGTCGCATACTTGAAGCGTCAGTTGACTATCGCGGCGAGACCATTCGTATTTGAACCAAATGATACTATCACACGTAGTTCAATTTCTGGCGTAGTCCAATCATTGATGCTTGACTTAGTAGCGAAACGTGGTATATATGATTATCTTGTGATTTGTGATACAAGTAATAATACACCTGCAAGAATTGACCGAAACGAGTTATGGATAGATGTCGCTATCGAACCAGTAAAAGCAGCAGAATTTATCTATATTCCGGTTCGTATTCTAAACACCGGTGGTATAGCATCTCTTTGAGATAGTATACAAAGATAAATAATATTAATAGGAGAAACATATTATGGCGGTAGGATCAAATACACTGAACAACATGTCAGTAAAGGCTCAGACAGGGCCTAATGAAGGCATGTTGATGCCAAAATTACAATTTAGATTTAGACTTAACTTTATCAATTTTGGCTCAGCAGCATCTGCAACCTCACTCACTAAACAGGTGATAGATTGCAGTAGACCAAACGTGAGTTTCGCAGAGATTCCAATACAGGTTTATAACTCAACCATCAAACTCGCAGGTAAGCATACTTGGAGTGATATGACATGTAATGTCCGTGATGACGCAACTGGTGCAGTATCTACATTAGTAGGTCAACAGTTACAGAAGCAATTAGATTTCTTTGAGATGGCGAGTGCTGCTGCAGGTCAAGATTATAAATTCACAACAGTACTTGATATATTAGACGGTGGCAATGGAATGCAAGAACCCAACGTATTAGAGCAATGGGAAATATTAGGATGCTACTTGAAAACAGCTAACTACAATACTCTTAATTATGGAACCAGTGAAGCAGTAACTATTGCGTTGACGATAGCATTTGATAACGCTATTCAATCAACAAATGATGTAGCAGGACCTGTAGGTAAGGCTGGAGGAAGTCAGATTCGTCGGGTACAGGTGACCGGCGGACTAGCAGCAGCTACTGGTGCTAACACCGGTGAAACTGGTCCATAAAATTAGAAACAACTAATGTCAGGAACTAATCAAAATGTCCTTAAAGAAAGCAATATTCTTAGGGATTACACACATGCTAGTTTAACGTTTCGGAGCGACGGGACTTACGAAAGAGCTCCTAAACTTAAATTCTTATTCCATGTGTATTTTGATATAAATCCGGAAGTGTCTAATGTACCTAATGCTAACTATGGATTATTAGTAAAAACTGTCAAATTGCCTAGCTATAATATGCAAGTAGACACGATGAATCAATACAATAGAAAAAGATTGATTCAGACAAAAATAAAATACGATCCAGTAGATATAACTTTTCACGATGATACCGGTACTGCTACTGGTAGTGATTATGCCGGTGGTATGATAAGAAGTCTGTGGAAATCATATTACAATTATTACTATGCTGATGGAAGAAATCCTGAAGTAGTTTTCAATCGTATTCGCGGGAATATACCTAATGCAGGCATAGGCGGGCCCGGTGGAAAGCAAAGTTCATTTACCGCTGAAACATACAATTATAGAAATCAATATGATTATTCAATAACAGGTAACACAAGTTGGGGCTATACCGGTGACGCAACTCCATCAGGAGAATTAGGTTCAATAGCTAATGGTAGAAAAATACCATTCTTCAAGAACATCACTGTATTTGGACTTAGCCAACACAAATATACTGCGTATACTCTGATAAATCCAGTAATAACTGCATTCAGCCATGACACATATGATTATTCAAATAATAGTGGTGTCATGGAGAATAAGATGACATTGGAATATGAGACAGTGGTATACAATGAGGGTGATATAGATGGCAACGCACCCGGTGATATCGTTACTGGTTTTGGTTTTGAAACTAACTATGACAGAAGACTTAGTCCTATCGCTAGACTAAATTCAAATTCATTAGTAAGCGGACAAGCTGGACTACTAAAAGGTGGAAATATGAGCAACGTGACCGATCCTGCACAAAGAGCGCAGGCAGCACAAATCGCTAATAATTATGCAAAAGATATCGCTATCTCTACTTCACAGGTACCTATCAAAGAAAGCGAAGCAGTAAATCAATCAAACAGTACACGCAATCAGTTTGCTCAATATCCTTCATTTAACGCTACTGGTAATGGATTGCTCTCATCAGCTCCATCCGCAGCTCCTAACCCTGCAGCAGTAACCGAAACTTCTCCGGCAGGATCTCAAAATGGTCCAGTCTATTCTAATCAGTATCGCAGCAATATATAATCATGGCACAGCTTTTAGACACTAGAACTTCAATGGATCAGACAGTTAGAATTTTTGATTCTTTCTATTCTTATACCCTCACCGTTAACGGTAACGAATATGACATTGTACGCTCATATTTCGTATCAATATGTGAGACTGTGAATATCGCAGAAAACTTCACAGCATTATTGTTCAGGATATCACAAGAGACTAATATACCAGTACTTGATTTACTAGATCAAATCAAGGGCAAAAAAACTATAGAGATGAATCAGATACTCGCGTATTATCTCAATAGTTTCAAAAGCAAAACTACACTTTATGGTATCGCTACCATACCAAGACCTAACACACCGGTAGCACGTAACATCGTGCAATAATCATGGCTAACTGGGCGCAAGGTATTTACACTGTTAAAAACCCGCAAAAGTATGTAGGAAAGCATAAGCCTAAATATCGTTCAGGTTGGGAACTAACATTCATGACCTTCTGTGATACACATAAAAATGTCACACATTGGGCTAGTGAATCAATGTCAATACCTTATCGTAGTCCGTTAGACGGTAAGATGCATATGTACATTCCAGACTTCTTTGTTGTCTATCAAAACAAGTACGGTAAACAACTAGCAGAAGTGGTAGAGATAAAGCCTAAAAAACAAAGTCTGATAGAGAGTCGCGCCGCTAGTGCTAGAGATAGGGCAGTGGTTGCAGTCAATCATGCAAAGTGGCAAGCAGCGGCTGCGTATTGTAGAATGCAAGGTTTTGCTTTTAGAGTCATCACAGAAGATGACCTTTTTAGAAACGGTTCACGAAAGTAACTAAATACTTTTATGACCAAAAAACTTGAAGAACTTTTTGAACTTCCCCAAGACGATATAGATGACTTGGCTAAACCTACACCAGAAGATGCACAATTAATCACCACTGAAGCACTAGATAATCTATCAAAAATTGAACAAGCATTGCCCCAAGTGCGTGGATTAGAAGCTGCTGATGACGAGATGGATGGGCTAGCTGAAATGGCACAATCTAGCTATAAAGATTTGATGGATCTAGGAATGCAAGTTGACAGCAGATATGCTAGCGAGATATTCAATGTTGCTGGAACTATGTTAGGTCACGCAATCACAGCAAAGACAGCGAAACTAAATAAGAAGCTAAAGATGATTGATTTGCAACTGAAAAAAGCACAATTAGATCAAAAAGAAGCAAGCAGAGAAAAAGAAATCGAGGCTACCCCGGTGGGTGAAGGCAGAGAACTTGACAGAAATGAGTTGCTTAAGATGTTGGCAACAAAATCCAATGAAAAAGATAAATAATATATACAGGAATAAAACATGCGAAGCCTAAAACATTACATTGTTGAAAGTATACATACTTATAAGTATACGATCAAAATTGCCGGCACCATCGACAAGAACTTCATAGATATGTTTAAATACAATCTAAACAAGTTTGACCCGGTGGAAATCAGTGAGCCAAAGAGTACTCCAATACAGAAATCACCGTATGGTTTCCCTAATTTAGAGAACGAGAGTGTGACTGTCATCAAAGCTGAATTCAGATATCCAGCGACAGAACCTATGATTCAACAGATAGCACAACTATGCGGTTACAATGTGAATATGGTTCGTTTGATAAGTGCTAAATTTGATGACAGCATTGATAGTGAACAGGCGGGATATCAAAATGAAATGAGTCATAGCCCATTATTAAATCATACTGAATTAGAAGAACAGCCAAATGCCAAAGAGGCAAGCAAAGCGTATGGAGATTCATATCTAACTTCAATCAAAGACCAAGCTAAAGAATCTAAGATTGATATTCCGTATGCAGGAACAAGAACAAAAGATGCGTTTGATCCGTTCAAGCCATATTTAGATGATAAGAAGTTGGGCGATAAGAGTCCAATGAGTACTATCAAGATGCCACCAAAGCCAAGTACTGGCGCAGCATATAACCGTTAAGGAAAAGAAAATGGATATCAGAGATATATTAAAATCATTTGACAATTTATCAGAGGGCGATTCAACTGTTCATAAAGCAGGCCCAGGTGGATATGGAAATAAACACGGATCAGAAGATGTTACCGATCAATATGGTAAACCAATCGGTCGCATGAGTCTAGGTAAACTAGGTGCACAAAATGAACCAAAGCGTGGCAAAGGTCGTCCTCCGAATCCTGATAAAGCACAATCATATGACAGTTCAGCACTAAGCAAAGCGATGGGCATGGGTAAAGCACCTAAGCCAACCGGTAAGCCTAGCGTCAAGCATAGTCTTAAAGAATACTTCAATGAATTAGATGATGCATTGAATGAAGCAGGACTAGCAGTACAACCTATACCGGCTACCCCACAACAAAAACAACAACAAGCAGTGGCTTCAAAGCCTTCGTTCATGATCAAAGATCCTGCTAACCCTTCAACGCCATCAATCACTACGAGCGATCCGGCAGTAGTTGATGCAGCTAAAAACGGTACCATGACTATGCAGAAGCCAGGTTCAGCTCCTGCAGCATCGGGTGCTACACCGGCAACAGGTGCAGGTTCACAAGTTGCTCCAATGGAAGAAACAGGAGATGTAGGCAAGCACAATAATGCTACCACAGGATTTGACGCATTAGTTCGTAAACTAACACCTAAGTATGGCAAAGAAGCTGCTACAAAAATCGCAGGCGCACAATTAAAGAAAATGAGTGAAGCAGAAGCTCCACAACACTTTGCTCAATCAAGCCCACTAAGCACAGCTAATCGCGGTGTATTAGAAAGCAAGAAAGGTGTTAATCCTTTCGCTAAGAAAGATGAATCTGATAAAAAGAAATTACCATCGATGGCACATATCAAAAAAATGTGTCAAGATGGTAAATCACTAGCAGAAATTTGCAAAATGCATCCTAATTGCGACCGCGCAGAATTGAAACAAATGGTAGCCGATTGCAAGAAGAAATTATCAGAAGGTTCAAAGCCGGACTTCTTAGATTTAGATAAAGACGGCAACAAGAAAGAATCAATGAAGCAAGCCGCAAAAGACAAAAAGAAAGTGAAAGAAGGTATGGAACATCATTTACAAGCAGCAAGACTTGAAGGTAAGAGTCATGCATTAAGAAAAATGCCATATAATTGCACACATGATGATATGGAAGAATCACGTTGCTACCATGAAGGCTTTAAAGAAGGACTAGATGAGTGCTATGGCCAGATGCCAATCATGGGTCGTACAGCAGTTGATGAGATGGGTTCAGAAGTAGGTACGATGGCTGGATATGGTGCTACAGGATTAGGTGAGATGGATAAGACTTCTTACATGAAGCAGCAAGCAATCAAAACACCAGGTGATACATTTAAAGCGTTTGGACAGACGATGAGTGATAACGATGTACTAGATGAATTTGCTTTTGAAGCATTTGATAACCAGTTGAGTGCATTACTTGAAAGCGAAGAAAAAGTTTCAGAAGGTATGACAGTTTCTATCAGCAAGGGTCAACAAGGTTCTCCTAATTCAGTAAGTGTTTCAGCACAAGACGGTGAAGCAGATCAATTACTATCCATCATCAAATCAGCAGGACTAGGTTTGTTCGGTGGTGATGAACATAATGGTTATGGCGCACCACAAGGCTCAACAGCAGCACCAGGTGGAATTGAAGTAGTTGATGACCATGACGGTATGATGGCATTGATGAAGAAGTTGACCGGTGGTGGTGATATGATGAGCGGTGATGACTATGAAGATGAAGAAGGTCACAGCGAAGAAGGACATATGCACGGTGAAGAAGAACCTTGTAATGAATGTGGTTACATGGAAAGCAAATGCCAATGCGATCACGGTGACCATGACAAAGAAGTTGTAGATGAAGTAGAGTCAGAAGATCAGATGGCATACAAAGTAGCTGAAGAAAATGCTCCTGATAATGGTTCAGCAAATTCTACTAACGCTACTCAAGGTAATGATGCAGCTAATAGTGCATTAGCGACAGCAGATGCAGGAGCTGATGAAGAAGAAGGTCAAGTATATTCAAGCCCAACTAATGAAGCTGAAGATGAAACTAGTGAAGAAGCCGGAGAAGATGACGAAAAAGATTTCTTCCATAATCCAAATGTTCCTGCTGATAAGCAATTAAAAGCACCTCCTAAAGAAGTCAATGTTGCAGAATCATTCGCTAATCTTTACAAGAAATTAGCATACTTATCAGAAGAATCAACTGAAAAAGAAGATGAAAAGGCCGAAGAAGCCGGTAAGAAGGTTGCTAAGGATATTGAATATGACGAAGGTCATAACGGCAAAGACGATGATAATGCTGAAGAAGCCGGAAAGAAGGTAAAAAAAGATATTGAGTATGATGACAAGAAAGATAAGAAAGAAAAGAAAGTAGATGAATCATACGCTAATAGCGCAGATGATACTTTTGAAGCTGACATTGAATACATGACCAAAATCATCAGTGGTGGATTGAATGGTCAGAAATCTACTGGGCAGACAACTGTCCCAGTAATCTCAGGTCAAGGTAAGCGTACCGGAATCGATGGTAAGAAAGATATCAAAGAATCTATGCTAAATGAATCAGTAAATGAATGGAAAAGACTAGCAGGTATTAGTAAATAACTCGGACGAATAGAAGCCGTACTTTAAATACCTGACAAATTGTCGGGTATTTTTTTGGGCGACCGTTTCTAAAAAAACGATAAATACATT